AGCCTCTCCTGTTCCAGATCCGGCTGCTACCGCAGTAACGAACGTAAAGAGTACCGCAACATCGGAAGAGCCACAAGAAGGTAGTGCGGCGGCAGTTACCTCAACTACTACTGATAACGGAAATCCAAATGCTGAACCCGAAAAGAGTGATACGCCACCGGCGGCAGCGGATTCTGCTCAGGTTGCAGAGGCTGCGGACGCTACATCTACAGAAAAGAATACGGAAAAATATAATAGTAAAACTATAACAGAAAATATTATATCGTTAACATATTCAGTTTCTGGTGCAGAGGGTGCAAAGGGTGCATACTCGGCTAGAGTAATAGAAATTTCTAATAGCAGAGTTTTAGCAGCTTCTACAAGCTCAGACATTCGCGAAAATATGAAATCCGAATTGCTGTCTCAAATACAATCCGCGCAGGATAAGTATCAGAGAGATTTAGAAAGCATTGCATCCGATGTTGCCGCTGCAAATCCATTACTAATAAATTTTGGAAATGCAGAACTTGTTTACCTGTGGCAAGGAACTAGTGGCACAATTTCTATTCGCTATCAGGGTGATACTATCTCATCTTGTTCCGTTACAAATACAAACTTAGATGAAACCTCAGTTTTACAGTTCCTCGCAGATGTAGATAGTAAAATTAAAACTTTCACCGGCGAAAAGAAAATTGATGTAACTAATGCATTTGATAAATTAAATGTTGCTACATTTACCAGTGTTAAGAATCTATATGATGTAGATGAAAAAAGCAAATATTTAAATGAACTATTAGATTCATTGGCTGCGATAAACTCTTCGATTTCTAGTGGTTTCGATACAGATACTATACCACTTGAAAACTGGAGAAATGTCGTAGCGACCCAACCAGCCGCGACAACGGAGACTGGTGAAGATGGCTCAACTTCTGTAACTCAGACACAACAGTTTTCTGACGGTAGTTCGACAACTGTAAAAGTAACAGAAAATGCAGACGGAACAGTATCGAAGCAGAAAGAAGTTGTTCCAGTTGCGCCGCCTCTAGAGAAAAAGCCCGATACTAATCTTGAAAAAGAGGGTAATGTTCCTCACCCGGAAACTGATCCTGGTATAGCGTCAGGTCCAAATCACTTATCTTCAAATGATGCGCAAAACAAACCACAGAATACTACGACTGCAAATCAGAAAAACCAGTCAAAGGGATTTCAGGATCCTAATAGGACGTATCCATCTAAAGACCATCAAAATAAACCAGATACTAATCCTCTAGCAGTGGGTGAAAACTCTACACATATTCAGAATTCACCTAAAACACCTGCTGGTGATAAATCTGGAATGAGTCGAGGTGCATCTCCCGCTGCCAGAAATGCTACAAGAAAACGTGAAGTAAAAATGGCGGGCAGAAATGGCGCAACTTGGTCACAGCCAGAATCGCCATATGCGGCACAATATCCATATAACAAAGTCTTTGGTGGCGAATCTGGACACGCACTTGAAATCGATGATACTCCTGGTGCAGAAAGATTGAACTTTGCTCACCGCTCTGGTACATATGACGAAACTGGCCCAGACGGAACAAAAGTAAGTCGCATCGTCGGTGATGGTTATACTATCTACGACAAAGATGGCTACATATTAATTGAAGGTCAAGCAAACGTTCACGTTGCTGGTAAATGCAACGTATTCATTGCGGGTGACACCAATCTAACTATGCATGGTAAAGCATCGATTGATATTCATAATGATCTGGACTTAAACGTTGGCGGTCACATCGCTGTTACTGCCGGTAAGGGTATATTTGTTCGTAACCAAGGCATCTTCTCACTTGATAACGTAGGTGATATTGAAATGCGAGGTAAGGGCAATCTTACTCAAGAGATTGTTGGTGCATATAACTTAACAACAACCGGTGGTTATAATATGACTTCCAAGGGTGACTCCCATATTAAGGTTGTTGGAGTTACCTACTCTACTTCTAAGGGTGACATGAACTTCTGCACCGAGGGAGTATTCAAAGCCAAGTCAACTGGTGATATGAACTTGAAGACTGGCGCTATCATGAAGCAAGAAAGCGCGGGTGCTTTCAACACAAAATCTGGCGCCGCAATCAATCACGAAGGCGCAGGAAATATTAACTTGAAGGCGCCTCTTGTTGCATCTTCGCCAATTGATACTTCAACCATTGATGTATCGACTGCAAATGTTACAACACTAAATGCTGGCACAACAAACCTCAAGGGAACACATAACTCAACCGATGATACCACAAATATTCGCGGCACAACAACTGCTAGTGTTACTGTACCAGCAAGCGCAGTGGCATCGGTAGAAGCAGATTGCGCACAGGCAGCTCCATTATCCGCACCAGTTCCTTTGGAGAAGCCAGTAAGTATCTCTCGCGGTGCAAGCAATAATCAGAGTTTAGCGGATTCTGGTAACGCTGGCACGGGTGCAAATGGAACTGGTCCGAGTAGCACAGGTGAAACTCCTGCCATGGCGACTGACGGTTCAGATAATAGAGATACCAGTTGCGTCAATGGAACAGATGGTTCAACATCCAATAATGGCGATGGCGTGAACGACGGCTCAGCTTCCCCGGGTGGTGAAAGCGTAGTTGGTCCATATAATCCTCCGCCAAGTGGACCATATAATAAATCTCCATCCGGTAAGACTTATGCTCTACCCACTGTTACTGGTAAAAATATTCCACAAACACTGCAACTATCAGATCACTATACTGTTAAAGACCTAATGGCTGGTTCTTACTATAAGGGCTATTATCAGTCAGTGAAGCACTGGGCGGTTCAGGATATTCTTATCAATCTTCAAGCAATGGCAAACCTTGTATTGGAGCCATTGAGACTCAAATATCCAGGCTTCACTATGACTTCTGGGTATAGAACTTATCCATATGCACCTGGTAACGGCGCAAAACTTTCCGCTCACCACATCGGCTGCGGCATCGATTTTCAGTGGCGAGGAAGAAACTATAAGGGTATGCTAGAAGTTGGTAACTGGATCGCAAAAAATATTGCGGTTGACCAAGTAATCTATGAAGCTCAAAGTTGGATTCACATCGGTCTGTATGCACCAAGTGCATCTGGTAGAAAACAAAGAAGACAGTGGTTTGAATCTGATAAGAATGGTAATTCAATTAAAGGCAAAATTTATAATGCTGGCATTCGTGTATAAATATACTCATGGCTATAAAACAAGTAAACAAAATATATTCGGATATTGATCTAAACTTCTCGTCACATCCCATAACTGGTGATGTGGCGATGAAGTATGATGTGCAGTCAGTGAAGCAGTCTTTAAAAACATTAATTCTTACTCAATACTATGAGCGTCCTTTTCAGCCAAGACTAGGGTCTCCTATTTACAAATTATTATTTGAGAATTTAGATGTTATTACTGCTAATGCATTGAAGATGCAGCTAGAACTATTGATTGCAAAACATGAACCAAGAATAAAAACACATACGGTAGATGTTCTTCCTTTGTATGATAGTAATTCTTTTAGAGTTGAAATATATTTTCATGTTATAGGAATTTCCGAACCAGCAACATATTCAACTATTCTGAGAAGAAGAAGATAAAATGGCAGAACTAAATGTCTCCGATCTTGATTTTGACACAATCAAAGAAAATCTAAAAGGTTATTTGAATTCTCAAACGGAGTTTTCAGACTATAATTTTGATGGTTCTGGTCTGTCCATTTTACTTGATATTCTAGCATACAACACTCACTACAATGCTACTCTTGCACACCTTGCAGCAAACGAAATGTTCCTCGACAGCGCGGTGAAAAGAGGTTCTGTAGTATCGATTGCAAAGTCTATGGGCTATACTCCTAGAAGTATGACTTCTGCTAAAGCAGTCTTAGATATTATCATCACGCCATCTACTTCTTACAACTCGACTTCTCTCACATTAGAAAAGACTGTTGGCTTTTCTGCCGCAGCTAATGGTAAAGTTTATACATTTTATCCAAAAACTTCACAAACGGCGCAAAAGATTAATGAAGTCTTCACGTTCTATGATGTTGAAGTTGTAGAGGGTTCGAGACTAAAAAATACATTTACAATTGATCAGGCAACTCTTTCTGGTCCGCTAGTTATTCCTAACTTAAATGTTGACAAATCTTCGTTTAAAGTTATCGTGCAAGAATCCGCGTCTACTCCTACCGTTGAAACATATTCATACTATGACAGCATTTTAGATGTTGATAGCACATCTAAGGTATTTTATGTGGATGAAAATCCATACGGACTTTATGAGATTAGATTTGGAGATGGTGTAGTCTCGAAACAACTAACTGTAGGAAATATAGTAACTGTAGAATACATTGTCTCAAACGGACCAGCAGCAAATTATATTTCTGCATTTAGCATGAATGGCAATTTAACTGGCTCTGGCGAAACTAAACAAATATTCACCAATGTATCCGCAGCTGGTGGAGCGAATGCGGAAAGCATAGAATCTATTCGCTTAAACGCACCTCTGTATAATGCAGCAAAAAATAGAGCGGTAACAGCAAACGACTACTCGGCGCTTATCAAATCTCGTTTTGATAATGTAAATTCCGTCATGGTATGGGGCGGCGAAGAAAACGATCCACCAGTATATGGCAAGGTTTTTGTTTCTATCGATCCTCTGCCGAATTCTATTATTACTGCTTCTGATAAAGACTTTATTGTTAGAGAAATAATTAAGCCAAGAAGCGTTGTGTCGATTCAAACCGAATTCGTGGATCCAATTTATCACTATCTCACGGTAAATGCCACGGTGAGATATGATAGAACAGTCACAACAGCAACTAGCGCAACTATTCAGAGCGCGGTAGATGCGGCAGTTAGAACATACTTCACAGAAAATCTTAACGCGCTAGAGAAGAATTTTTATTATACAGATTTGATCAAATACATTCAGCGAGTTTCTTCTGCTATCTTCTCGGTTTCTATCGACCTTAAACTTCATAGAAGAATTGGTATTTACGAAGCCGCAGAAAATGTTCTCGATTTAGTATTCAACACAGAAGTCGAACAAAATTCTTTCCGTAGTTCCAATTTCTTTACTACAATCGGTTCGGCATCAGCAAAAGTATACCTCACAGATAGAATTGATAATGACCCGTTATCAACCACTGGTGATATTGTTGCAAGAAGAGTTGACACAGATGAAATACTTCTACGAAATGTAGGAACAATCAATTACACAAATGGAAAAATTCAAATTCCATCTATCTTCATCACAAGCACAGTTGATGAATTTAGATTTTATGTTACTCCAGCTGGTACTGCTCCAGATGTATTGACCGTCGACCTAACCAGAATTGCTGATATTTCGACCGCTGCCGTATTTCCGTTAGCTGCTAGAAATACAGTTCTTAAATTAGACGACTCAGGTGGAAATACGCTAGAGAATATTTCTGCTGGTCTAATTGTGAATGCAATTCAAAGTGTTGGTAAGTAATGTCTCAGGTACCTTCATACTATAAAAAGGTAGTATCAGCAACAATCGTATCTGGTGGCTCAGGGTATACCTCTGCACCGGAAGTTACTTTTGTTGGAGGTAAATCTGGAACATCGAACAGTGCATTTTCGACTGCCGCCGGCACCGCAATAATTCAAAATGGCAGTGTTGTTTCTATTGAAATTACAAATGAAGGGTTTGACTATCTTTCTACACCCGAAATTACATTTTCTGGCGGGGGTGGAAATGGTGCATCTGCTACAGCAAATCTATTAACAATAGACAGTATCTACGGAGACTTCAAGGGTTCTCTGGGTCATTTGATTCAACATCAAGTCCCATCATTTGTTCGACAAGAATATCCGCAGTTTGTTTTATTCCTTGAGAAATACTATCAGTTCTTAGAGCAAGATAATCAAGCTAATAACATTATTTTACAACTTGAATCATTTTCTGATATTCATAGAACATTAGATTTATTCATTCCTCAATTTAGATCGCAGTATCTAAAGTATTTTCCTAAAAATACAAGAGTAGATGAAAGACTTCTCATAAAATTCATTAGAGATTTTTATGAGGCTAAAGGCTCTGAAAAATCTATCAAGTTTTTATTCCGTTTGCTATTTGATGAGAACGTTGAAATTTATTATCCGTCGGAGAATATTCTTCGGGCGTCTGACGGTGTTTGGATCACAGACAATGTAATTAGACTTACACCCACGGATGGTGAAAATGTTTTCTCTCTAAAGGGTAAAATTGTCGATGTTGTTAGCTACTTGTCGATTGGCAGTATTACATCTCAGTTAAAAACCGAAGTAATTATTCTAGATGTTAGAAAACTAGCGTATACATCACCCGCAATCTATGAGCTAATTGTTGATAGAGACATTTCAAATATTCCAGTTCCTGGATTCGGTGCGACCGCTACAGTTGTTTTGGCGGAAGATTATACAATCGATACGATTGAATTAGATTCTGCTGGCTTTGGTTATTTTGCTAATCCGGCAATAGTTATAAACTCATATACCGGCACAGGTGGTGCAGCAAAAGCTGTTATCAATTCGTCTGGAAATATATCCGAAATAATTTTAACAGACCCGGGTTCTAAATACGGCGGCACAACAGCAGGCGGTGAAGACTATTATTTCGATGGTAATAATTTTCTTTCAGATGATGACTGGCCGCAGGTTATAGACACAACATTCAGATTTAATTCCGATGACGCAACAGCGGTCACAGAAATTTATGTGAATAAAAATTCTATATATCGTGATAGCTCCACGTGGCTTGAAGATATTGCAGATCAAATTTCAAATACAGACGATACTGGCTATCTTACTTTATTCTCATCAACAAAGCAATTTCTATATAAAGTTACTGCCGCGGCAGTTGATAACACTACATTATACGACTACTGGAAATTCATTGTCGAATATCAATGGGGTACCGATGGTAATTTCTCCAATGCAGAATCTTGCACCATCGCTTTCTCGCCAACAATTGTTATTCCTTCTGTAGAATTTTCAACTGATAGCATTTCAACAAGCATTGTTTCGAAGACTACTCCAAATATCAATTATGGTAATCTTCTTCGTATTCTAAGTTCGGTTAGCATAGGCGATGACACTCTTGCATCGGGAGAAACTAACTACGGTTTCAAAGAGAATACGATTTATGATATCGTGGAATCAGGTTCAACGGGATTATATGCATACTCAGGTTATTTTGCCGGTGACTATGTTCAGCCGGGTATTAACAACAAGGCATCTATCAAGGTAATTACTGTTAACGCAAACGGACTACCAACTAAGATTGCCATTGCATTCTCTGGTTATGGATTCCAATCACAAGAATTTACCGCGACGATTACTTCGCCCAATGGCAGTCAATTGGATGTAGTTTGTGTAACCGGATCACAATTTACCACGACTGGTAGATTTAAAGATTCTCGCGGATTCCTTTCAGATGCTAATAAACTTCAAGACAACTACTATTACCAAAACTATTCTTATGTAGTTCGTTCAAGTGTTTCTGCTAGAAACTGGCTAGAAATTGTAAAGAATACAGTTCACCCTGCCGGTATGGCAA